AAATATTTAAAATCACAATTATATGGGTTAATATCATATTATAATAAAGATATCCAATCTGTACCTCAAGCAATGTTTGTAGGAGAACCTATGTTATTATACCCTGTTATAATATGTACAATGTCAAAATTACAAGAAGATAATTATAACGAAATAATACGAGAAACTAACAATCCTATGTTTATCAAACTTTTAATGAACGTATCCATGTGTGCTTTGGGATCAAAAGAAAATTATGAAAATTTTGCTCAATTGACATTAAATAGTAATGTGGACAAAGAATTATTACCAGGTTTAACAATATCGAACGGATTACTGAAAGGGAGAGAATTAGTGGATTTAAATATATCTTCAAAGTTTAAAACATTTATTAATAGTTTAATTACTGAACGTAACATTGGTAAACGTTTCATATATTTTGCTAATAGTTTTATAGGTAGTGTTGTAATACGTAGTATTTTAATGGCTAATGGTGTATCCGAATATGATAAAGGTATTGTAGATAATTTTATGTGTGTTTCGTGTATCAAAGATAGAACATGTGATGTGTGTACTCCTATGAAGTTTGCTATAATAACATCCAAAGAAGTTAATAAAGGCAGCGAACTATTGATTACTAAAATATTGAATATATATAATGAAGATATTAATGATAATGGTAATAATCTATTATTATTATTTGGATCTAAAATAATATCGGAAGCTTATACTTTAAAGAACGTAAAAGATATCTGGTTTTTAACAGTTCCAGAAACCAAGACTGAACTGACCCAATTCATAGCCCGAGCAGTGAGAACATTTTCACATAAAGATATTACTGTTAAAGTCAAAGTGAGAATATGCTTGGCAACAACTAAAGATTTTAGATCAACCACATTAGAAACCATAAAACTAATTGATACATCCAATATGTTATTACCTGATAAAACTATTAAAATAGATAAATATGAAAAATTTTTGCAAGATGATTCATATCTTATACCATACGATGTAAAGAAACAATTATACTTGGAATTAAAATCCGAAAGATCTAGGGTTGTAGATGTTGCTTTTAAAAGTTTAAATAAAATAATACATGATCTACCACATAAAAAATTAGCCAAAGCTATAACGTTAGAAATAATAAGAAGAATTGCATATAATAACCAATCATTTACAATTGATGATTGCTTAAGTAATGTATTATATGGATTTGATAAAAAATCAGACACAATTTCATTTTACACTAACATAATAAAAAGTTTATTAAGCGAATCATTAGTCGTATATAATAAGTTAAAAAAGGACTGTATTATAACATATAATAAAGCTAACAAAATTATTGAATTGCATAAAATAACTTTACAATTTAACCATTATTTATTATGTGTCGATATGTGATTTATCACAAATTTTTGAGTTAATATCTTTAATCAACGAGATAGTATTAATATTGATAGATTTATCTATTGAATTAATTACATATTGCATTAGTAATACTAACATATATATATGTTTTACATTTTTATGTTCTAATGGAAGTAGATTAATAATTTTTATTATAGAATTCACAATATCATTATCCATATTTATACATAACTAAAAAAACTACAAAAATATAACACACGACTATATAAAATACACTTTTATTACTGGGCACTAAAAACCTGTTGAAATTACTTTCTGATAATATAGTATCAATTTCTGATTTCGATGATTTAACATTAATTGTGCTATTACATTCTATTGTCATGTCATCAGCATTAAAAATGTTTAAATCATGTATATTTATATTACATTCATTGAATATACACATATTCCTATTATTAATATTTTCAGTTAATAATTTCCAATTTTCAGAAATTGCACATTCATAATACCAACATTCTTTTTTTATATTTAATCGATTATTCATTTCTACATCATGGGGAGAAAACGCACATTTAAGATTTTTTTTTGATTCGTATGATTGATTCATTAGCACACTATCAGCAATGGTATAATACTCTACACCGTTATTATTTCTTATAGCCGATAACCAGAGTATACAATTATGATTATTTATATTATCCTTGCATATATTAAACATGCGTGTATTAATATCGTCTATGATATTTTTGGCTTCTTGATATCTACTGTATATACTATTAAACCATACAGTACATTGTTTAAGCTTAGTAGAATCAAATATATTCACACAAGTGTTATACATTATATCATCACATAATGGATAGAAGCCCATTTTACCAGTACTTGGATAACATGTTAATAATGTTTTATTGATATTAGCATTTTGTGTAGTAGATAGTAAGTCTGTCCAACCATATGTCAATCTATTTATACAACATTCCTCATCAGGAGCTAAATATCTATTTCTCATCAATTCTGTTAGCCCGCCGGGTTTGAAAATTGGAGTAAATTCTGGAAGGGTTGTTTGATATAATTTATCTTCCGGATTTTGATCCATTATTCCTATGGCAACACGTTCATCTTGTAGTGCCGTATGTATTGTGGATAATATACTTCCCAAGCTGATATATTCTTCTTGAAATCTATTACCAGGCCAGAATCTTTTACTTAACGATACACTATTACCCATTTAACCCTAAGAATTTGAATTTTATAATTAATACTACAAAAGATGCATCATATTTTCATCGTAAGATCTATTATCAAATTGAAAAGAAATAAGAAATCAATCTAGGAAAAAGATCATCATATTGAATAATTTAGTAAATTAATGTAATACATCAAAAAAAAAAAGAATTTTTATAATTGATATCCAAAATAGAATGGATATAACTGATATATGTTTCGAACATATCAAAACGGTTAATGATGTCCAATATCATAATGGATCGTTCGTAGTGATAATGATGAAGACTGATGATTATAGGAACGGATATATCAATGCAACCAAGCTATGTAGAGAAGGAGGAAAACGATTACATGAATGGTCTAGATTAGACGGATCGAAGGGATTAATAGCTTGTTTGGAACGAAGTTTTGGGGCAGATTCCCCCCAAAACTTGTGTGTGAAAATCGATTTTCATGGTAACAATGAAGAAAATCAACTATTATCTGGAACATATGTTCATTCTAAATTAATTCTATCAATTGGTATATGGATCAACTCAGAGTTCTATATTAAAGTGAGTGATATTGTCAATAGATATTTTATAAATTATTTCAATACAGAACTCCGTAACGATAAGAATAAATTAGAACAACAGATAAAAGAATATGAATCAGTAGTTGCAGATAAAATAATGTTATCGTCTTATTACAGAATCCGAACAGCATGACGAATCGAATAAATAACCGGTTAACATCACAGCGGATCTAATACATGCAAATTTGAATTTTTATGACTAAACCACAAATTGAAATGGATATAACTGATATATGTTTTGAACGTATTAAATTAGATGATGTTTTTGCCGAGTATCATAAAGCACTGTATGGGCCATTCGTAATAATAATGATGAAAACTCATGATTATAGGAACGGTTATATCAACGCAACTAAGCTATGTACCGACGGTGGTAAATCGTTTGGTGAATGGTCTAAATTATACGAATCAAAGGAATTAATTGATTGTTTAGAACAAAATTTTGGTATTTGTGATTTGAGCTATAGTGATGTAAGAGGCCCACCTGCATGTGTGGAAATATCCAGAGGTATGAGCGAAGAAGATCGTCTAATATCTGGCACATATGTTCATCCTAAGTTAATTCTACCAATCACAACATGGCTTAGTCCAGAATACTATATTAAAGTAAGCGATATTGTTAACAAGCATTTTGTCAGACAGTTCAATACAGAACTTAGTAATGATAAAAATAAACTAGATAAATTAAAATTAATAGTAGAAGAATATCAGTTATTGGTGGAGTATAAAAATAATTTAGTGAAAAATTCGAATAACCAAATAAATAGTACGGTCCAACTAGATAATATGGACAAACAAATAATAGATTCGGTCAATAAGTTAAACTTTGCAATAGAAAAACTAAATAAAGCCACTTTTAAAATAACGGAAACAATAAATAAATTAACCCGACAATATGAAAAAAAGAGTAGATTACAAACATATCATCAATAGATAAAAGACATTATATAATGGAACATACAATTGAACTATTAAATATTAACTAGGGATAGTAATTGTACTAATACCATATAACAATATTCAGATTTATTGTTAAATTTCCCGGATTTACCGCAAGATTTTAAATTGTAATTATTGTTTCCTGGATTTATTGTACATGGTATATAATTATCTTGTTCATCTGTTAAATATTTCACATCTAGTAATCTCTCGTTTTTTTC